AGCAAACCGGAGCATGGGTACAGGCAGCGATGAGAAACCGCGTCATGCGGATCATTGTGGACGAAATTCTGAAAGACCCTGACGCCATGAAAGGAGTCGCAGAGATCGTCCAGCCGCCGAAAGGATCGCCGAATCTTCGGGAGCTGATCGCCAAAGAGGGCGAAGATGGATTCCTTGAGAATTTGGCCGAGGACTTCAACAAATTGTTCCAACGCCAGCGCGTGGACAAAGACAACATCGTTCGGGCCATGGTGAACGGGAATCCGGTCTATGTCAAAGTCCACGATCCCGAAGCCGTCAAAGCGCTGCTCGGTATGGGTGCGGACAACGCAAACATGGCGCTGCGCATTACAAACGCCTTCTCGAACGCGATCAAACAAGGTGCAACCGGCGCGCTGGCTCCGATGTTCGCGGTCAAGTCCGTCACGATGGACACGATGCAAGCGCTCATTCAATCGAAAAATCCGCTGCAACACGCGGGCTATCTGATGGGATCTATCATCAGTTCGATTGCGGACGCGCTAAATATCCCGGTACTCCGCAACATGGCGCAAGACTTCTACCGTGCCGGCGGCGGTTATTCGGCCGCGCTCCGGGGCGAAAGAGGATTGCGGAAAGGCGTCCAAAGCATGCGGCTTGATCCGCTCTTGAGCGGTCGGACCATCGCCAAAGGCATCGGTAAAACCATTGCGGCTCCGTACAAAGCGGCTCTCAAAATCGCGGATATATCCGAGAACATTAACCGGATTGCGGCGTTCCATCATCGTCTGCGTCAACTTGGCGGCGAACGTACTCCGGAGAACATCCGAGACGCCATGAACTATGCGCGGGAGATCACGATCAACTACAGCCGGCGCGGACGGATGGGCCAAGGTCTGGAATCGCTGATTCCCTACAACAACGCGGCAATTCAAGGCATGTACCGGTTCGCGAAGGCGTGGAAACAGAACCCGGTCAAGACAGCGGCTATGGTTGGTGTTGGTGTACTGCTGCCGAAATTCTATGAGTACATGCAGTTCCACGATGACCCGGATTATCAAGCGCTTCCGGCCCGTGAGAAATACCGCAATCTCATCATCAGCAAAAACCCGGACGGCACTTTCATCAAGATTCCGTTGTCGCCGGAGTATAACGCATTGGGTGCGCTGATGGTGGACATGCTCGAAGCCTACAAAGACGGTGACCCGGACGCATTCAAAGGAGCGTCGGATGCGCTCGCAAATGCTCTCACTCCGCCGCTCGTTTCCGGCGCGCTGCAAGGCGTAACGCAAGGCGGTGGGATTGATCAAAGCCTCGCAGGAGCCGCGTCGTCCACGACGTTCGCGCCGCTCACAAGCGTTCTGGCTAACCAATCTTTCACGGGCGCTCCGATTGAGCCGATGCGCGTACAAGACCGTTCGCCGCAATATCGTTATGACGAGCGTACATCCGCTGTGGCAAAATGGCTCGGACAGCAGCTTAAGTGGTCACCCATGAAGATTGATTACGTCATCCGTCAATATGGCGGTGATCCGGCAAGACTTCTTCTTCCGCTCACGTCTGAAGTCGGAGCCGGCCGGCAACGCGAAACGCTGCTGCGCAACTTCATCGTTGACCCGGTGTTTACGAACAATCTTCAAAACGACTACTACGCCGGCAAAGAACTTCTCACGCAAGCTTACCGGGACAATCAAGAAATGGGCGCACCGCTGCCGGAGTGGTTCGACGACGACCTTCGCAAACTGGTCACGTCCCAGGCGAAGAATTCCGTCACGAAACGTCTGTCTGCATTGCAAGAACAGAAACGTCAAGTCAGCGTAGACAAGTCGCTGTCGGCGGAGGAAAAAGCACAGAAGCTGCGTGACATCCAACGTCAAATGAACGAAATCTACATCGACGTGAATACGAAGATGGCCGAAGCCGGCGTACCGCTTCCTCGGAGGTAGGTGATATGAGCATTAAAATGATCGTGCGTTATTGTCTGATCGAGCACATTCCCATTGAGCAAAGCCCGTTCCATCGTGCTATCCGCGCATTGGGGATGGAGGACGCATCAGATCGACTATCGTATGAAGTCGAAGTAGGGATCGAACCATGTACGACTACCTTCTCGAAGTCATCGGATCATTCCTAAGATACGGTGCATCACCCACGGCGCTTGTGCTTTCCGGTCTGGCACTCTTTCGGACTCGGAGAGTCAAGCGCCTTATTTCTCGCCATTTTCCATGGCTGTTCCGGGATGATGCCGATGTGCTGAATTACAAAGACCGACAAATGCGCATCGAGGCAAAAGTCGATGCTATCGCTAATCATTTGGGGGTGGATGCGTGTGGTCAATTCGTGATTGGGACCGATGGAGCGACGAACTCAAAGGCATTGTCAAGATCATTACCGGTGGATATATACCGGGGAAGCCAATACGAAAGGATGATTCTGGTGAAAAACAAATTCAAAAGCCGTAAGTTCTGGATGGCTGTGGTGTCTGCTCTCTTGGTGATTCTTAATGACGGTCTGGACATGGGGATCGACTCGGACACGGTGCTTGCTTTCGCTGGACTTGTAGCATCGTGGATCATTGGTGAAGCTGCGGTAGACGCAAAGCGAGCCGGCAGCAACGAGGTGTCGAAAGCGGAAGAAACGTACCATTGAGGGGTGCGCTATGTATCAAATCCAGAAAATCCCCGTGCCCAACTATGGGACAAGGGGAAACCATAAGCCAATTGCCATCGTCAATCACATCACAGTCGGTTCCAAACAAAGCGTCATTAACACGTTCAAGAACCCGGCCAATGCCGTATCCTCCAACTTTCTTGTATGCCGAGACGGATCAATCATTCAGTTCGTGGATATCCGAAACCGGTCACACGCCAACGGATATGTCCGCAGCCCGAAGTCTCCGCTTGTACAACAGATGGGTAATGTCAACGCCAATTATTACACCGTCTCAATCGAGCATGAAGGATATGAGGTACGAGACAATCAAACGGGGGAACTGCTCGAATACCACGGCGTAAAAGGCGAACTGACTGAGGAACAGTATCAGGCATCTTTATGGCTGCATAAATACATTCAAACCGAAGTCGAACGCATTTATAAGGTCCGCATCCCGCTCAACTCGCATCAGGTGATTGCACATCATCAAGTGGATTCGCAGAAAGGTACATGCCCCGGCGTCAACTTCCCGTGGAATCGTCTCTATGCTGATCTCGCGCGGATCGACAATATGACGTTGGAAGAATACGAGGAAGAAGTGCTGTACAAAAGGACAGCGCGTGGATTGTCGGCCGACGCCTATGCTTTCCTTAACCGGATGTACGATCTTGAGGAAAAGGCGCAGGGTTCGAAATACGAAGCTGAGGCCAAACGAAAAATCTTGCTCATGTCTCCGGTGATGGGACAACTCGGACTTTCTGCGGATCCGACCGTCGAGAATATCATCCAGCGCATCAAGGAAATCGAGAAGGCGGCAATCAACGAGGGGAAGTGGCAGCAGGAAGGACTCCGCAAGTTGAGCATTGCGGTTGCTCATGCTAAAAACGTGGGGCTGATCCCGTGAGGGTCAGCCCACTTTTTTGTATAATGGAGATAAGACAATAATTCACTAAGGAGGATCGACATGAACAAGATTAGAGATTTGCTTATGCAATTCTTGACCGATGAACAGAAAGAACACGTTAATCATGCCGAAGAATTACTGGAAAGTAACATCAGGCAGTACGAAAAACTAAACAATACAACCTTAAACGAAAGAGAACGTCACATTTACGCCGCCGCTTACTGGATCGGAAAGATGGATGGCAGGTATGAATCAACGCGAACTTGACGCCGAACTATGGAAGAATGGAATATGCGAATGCAAAGCGGCGGGAAAGTGGAGATATAAGCAAGTCGGCCGGCGCTATATCCTCATTTGTGTGAGGTGCGGCCGGCCGAAATATTGGCCGAATCAGTATCCACAAAACAGATAACCTGTAGATGTTAATTCATTAACACCAACAGGTTATCTGTGTATCTTCAAGAAAATTTTCAGTTCAAAGTCATCCAATCGCTGGTGTTTTTCCTTTCGGTACTCCGCATGATACATGATCGACTTGAGCAGCGCATTTTTTCGAGCCGGATCCTTGGAACGTTTATAAAGGCGGATCACGTTTGTTATATTCGGAATGATGTCCTTCTGTGCCTTTACGCGCTCTTGTTCATGATGCAATTCCTCATGAGCTTTCACTATCGCTTGTTGGGTTTGTTCAATTCTGGATTGTAGGTTCTGACTCCGCTCTAGAAACACGTCTTCTGAATAAATTCCCCGTTCGAGAAAGTCATACAATCGTTCCTTCTGTTGCTCCAATTCTTTCAGTTCCCGTTCAAGCGACTGGATCACTTGTTCATGGATTTCAACGTTGGAATCCTTTTTCTTACGATGCGAACTCCATTTGATCTTGATGTGTTGCAGTTCTTCCTCCAACGCTTGAATCAGTTTCGTTTCAACGTATTCAACCCGTGAACTCTTGTTGTCGCAAAACCGGTTGTAACATTTGATATGGGGAGCTTGTTTCGTGTACGGACGCAGCACCATCGAATATCCACATTTCCCACATTTTATTAGACCAGCCAATGGATTCGTGACGCCGTTGATCAATTGATAGGGGACATGATATTTCGACTTCAATCGATCTTGCGCCTTGCGAAATAATTCCTCATTGACGAGTGGTTCGTGTTTCCCTCGGACGCTGATCCATTCGCTTTTATCTCTTGTTCGGGTGTCCCTTCTTTTTCCGGGTGTCCGAGATTTCTTCTGTTCACGCTTTTTCCATTGGATCAACCCTATATAGACTTCATTTTTGAGGATCACCAATACACTCGGGGATGTCCATGTTCTGCCTGTGTACGTCCGAATCCCCATTTCATTAAGGCGAGCAGCGATCTTGCGCGCTCCAATTTCCTCATTCGCGTACCATTGAAAAATCTGTTTCACAATAGGCGCTTGTTCCGGGTGAGGGACAAGAAAGCGTTCACGTCCTTCCTGATGAATCAAATAACCATAGGGCGGCCGGGTGCCTATATAGTTGCCTTCTTCAACCGACGCCACACGTCCGCGCTGCATCCGGCGCGTGATCATCCGAAGTTCCTGCCGGGCGAATAAGGTTTGAATCTCCGTCATCAATTCGTCGGATTCATCGTTCAAATCATATGTCTTTGCGGGCGTAACAATGAGGACATTGTGACGGCGAAACGTGTCCAGAATCAGCCCTTGTTCCTGCATATTCCCGCGCCCTAACCGGTCCATGTCCATGACCAGTACGCCTTTTGGCGCATTGGTTTCCATGTCTTCAAGTAGCTTCAACATCTGCGGGCGGTGGAAAAGTGATTCCCCGGACACGATTTCCTCGTATACTTGCGTAACGTTTATCCCTTTTTCCCGTGCCAGACGAAAAAGCGCCTTCCTGTGCTTCGCTAGGGTTTCGCCTTCGCCCCTGGCTTCGGCTTCAAGATCGGCGCGGGACTTGCGGAGATATAACCAGAATTCTCCGGATGGAAGTTTGCTCATGTTGTACCTCCGGTATTATTGACATTTACGATATATGTTTTGCTGGTATTACCGGTTGACAGGACGATTTTGTTTGTTCCGTTGAAATTGAATCCATCTAGTTTAATTACAAAATGTCTGTTGATATAGCGAAAATCATAAAACATCCCTTCGTATAAGCGTTTTCCCTTTTTGTTGTATATCACTCGATCGTTCAATTTAACAATTAAGGGATCATTACTGTTTGCGTAACGTCCAAAAATGTACATTGCAATATCCTTTTTCAGATACCCGGACAAATCAATCGTGATATTTTGGGTGTCGTATAGGTAATATTCTTCTCCATACTGATAATTATCGACCATCAATCCTAAACCAACACTATCAATAATAGTATTTGGATTTCCAAATCTTTTTTCATAAGCATACCGAATATTACTCGGAACACCGTACCATATAAGAAGAAGTAATAAAACAATGAGTCCAACTATAATTTTTGCTTTCATAAGAACACCGTAATAAATTCCTGATCGGTTCAGGGACTTGCTTCATTCGACAAAAAATCCTATTGTAATGAAAGCGCTGACATGGTAAGATTCGCCTTACAACTTCGGCAATTCGACAAATAAATAAGAACAAGTGTTCGCTTTTTTCTCAAAATATGCTAGAATAATACTCACCCAAGCGAAAGGAGAAGGCGAAGAATGGAAAATCTGGCGCAAGTGGTCATTGATCGAAAGGGATTGTCTGTCGTGCCGGTCGAGTTTGTGAAAGTTGTGGCTAACTTTGTTGATCCTTCTTCGCCTTCGCAATCCCCAAAATCAGTTGACGCATCGCCTCGTAGACAACGGGGTCGTCCCGCAGGATGACGCCGTAATGTTTTTCTGTCTCCGATATTACCCGTTCGATCTCGCTTTCGGGATACACAAAATCCCCTTCATCGTTCCCCAATAGATAATCAACGGATACTCCATATAGTTGGGATAACTTAATTATTGCTTCAATGTCTGGTTCGCGCTCTCCAGATTCATATTTGGCGACCGTGCTGTTGTGCACCCCTAAATATTGCGCTACGCGGTTTTGTTTAATCCCCCGCGCTTCTCTTATCATTTTCATCCGTTCCCCAATAATCCTCTTGTTTTCGTTCATTAATGTCACCTCCAATTCCATTAAGCATTATATCCGTTGTTGACACATCGGAAAGAAATGTTTCCAAAAAGCCAAATAACCTATTGACATTGACATATCGCCAACATATAATCAAATCAGAAGTTGGCGTATCGGAAACAACGAAAGGGGTGAACGACATGAATCAATATCTCAATGTCGGCTCTGCCATTAAACGAGTACGACAAGAAAAAGGCGTAACCGCAAGGTATCTGGCAAAAATCTTGAATATCGCTCCGTCTACACTTTCGAAATATGAAAGCAACGAGCGGAAGATCAAGGCCGACAAACTTCCGATTATCGCAGAAGCATTGGGTGTTCCTGTTGACGTTTTTTTTGCCCAAAAAATTGACGAAACGCCAACTTCCATAAGGAACACCGCCTAACAAATAATACCACAACAGAAAGGAGCGATCGAATGGATCTGGTTCTTTCAAACGATCTATCAGTAATTACCGCAGAAATTATCGCACACAAAGGTATGCTGTCGCAAAACGTACTCGAAATTGGGGCAAGGCTTAAGCACGTTCGTGACAACAATCTTGCGCACGGTCAATGGGAACGTTGGTGTAGCGAAGAATGCGGAATCTCTCCCAGAAATGCACGGCGCTACATCAGGATTTATGAACGCTTCGCAAATCGGACACACGTGGCCGATTTGGGTGGACTTCGAAAAATGGACATGCTTGCTGAATTCACGGACGAGGAACTTGAAACGCCTGTCCAACTTCCTTCCGGTGAAACCAAAACGCCGATCCAAATGAACTCATCTGAAATCGAGCAATACAAACGCGCCAAAGCCGAAGCTGAACGCCGCGCAAAAGAAGCTGAACTTCTTGCCAAAGAAGCCGAAGCCCGCGCCGCAGCAGCCGAAGCCGCAGTATTAGCCGAGCGCAACCGCGCCAATCACGTGGAGAAACTCTGGCAACAGGCGAAGAATCAGCCGCCGAAAGTCATCACGCAAACGGTCGAAGTGGTGCCGGAGAGTGTGAAGAAGAAAATCGAAGAACTCGAATTCGCCAACACCAACCTTCGGCACGGGTACCAAAAAGCCAAGGAAAAATTGCAGGAATACGAACTAAAAAACACCGTCGATTTCGACGCCGAAGAAGCACGCAAACAACGCGAAAAACTCCAACACGAAGCGGATTACAACACCTTGGAACTGCGGGTACACATCATGAACTTCATGGAGAAAGTCGCCATCACCAGTTACCTCACAGGGGCAATCGCCGCAGCTGATCCCGTCACCAAGAAGCGCCTTCGAGAAAGCGTGGAGATGCTTGAGGAATTCGTCAACCAAATCAAAGCGGCATTGAACGGCCGCGTATTAGGAGGAGTTATCAATGAGTAAACAAGCACAAGAAGTCGCGCAAGTCTACAGCTTCCTGCAGAAGTCGCTCGAAACCCAGCGGGAACAAGGGAACGCGCTTCAATTGATGCTGAACCGCATGATGGAGATCGAAACGAACGTCAACAACACCGCCGCCGAGATCAAGATTCTGGCGAAGCAAATCAAGGACGAGAACCGGCTGCTGCCGGCCGAGATCGACGAACTGTGGATCGCGGTCCGCGATAAGTCTATCGAACTGGCAAAGATTCGCCACAAGGAAGAAGACGAAAATTTCTCGCGGATCGTCGGAAAGTACCGCAAGAACATTTGGAGCAAGATGAAGCGCCGGTTCGGGACGAGCAAATACATTCACATCCGCCGTGCAGACTTCGATGCTGCAATGAACTTCGTTCGCACGTTTGACCCCGAGGACTATCTGTAATGGATAATCTGATTCACTTTCCCGGCAGCTCGCCGACCAATCTTCAAGAATTGCACGCAGCCATCAGAACGCATTGCGAGGACATTTACTACGGAGCCACACATCCAGAACGAGGCGCCGAACTTATCATGACCCTTATCAAAGAATGGCTCGACCATTCGAATCAAAGATGAATCGCATTTCCCGCATAAGGAGGCGCTTCACATGGCAGAAGTTGTCCGCAAGTCGATCCGGCATATGATACCCAGGGGTGGTCATATGCAACGGACAGCATCAAACGGTGTCATTCTGGATTTCTCTTACGCCGCACAAACGGAAGCCGAGAGACAACAGGTTCTGCGAGAGATTGAAGAAGCAGCGTGGGGGATCGTGGATGAACTGATGGAAAGAGGGGAAGCGGTATAAGCTTCCTACAATGGACAAGCAGGGGGTTACAACCATGACCAAACGGCGCAGACCGATCAAACGAGTACGTCACAACTTCCCGAACAAGGGGGCATGAACATGGCAATCTCACTCGACCGGTTCGCATACGGTCTTCCGGATCCGCAAGCACACGAACCCAAAGCCATCGGGAAATGCGCTTGCGGCTGCGGGGAAGAAATCGTCGAAGGCTATGAATACATCGAATATGACGGCGAATGGTTCGCAGATACAAGCTGCTTTCTGAAATTCCACGGTGCCGAATGGAGGGGAGCGGAAGCGGTATGAAGATATTCGTTCTAACGCACGGTGAAACGACGAGTAAGCGAGTCATCGACGGCGGGACCATGTACCACGAAACCCGGATTAACGACCAATTGGTAGCGCACTACAGCATTTATCTCAAGGACGACGAACGGCTGCGGATGATCGGAAAGATGGTCAGAAACGGATGGAAGGAGGTTAGGCAAGATGGAAACGCCGCTGGCGAAGTCCAAAGATTTTCTTGAACGCTTTTGGGACCTGATGCACAAGAAAAGCACCGGCACCAACTTCATAGCCGAATTGGATGAACTGGCACAGAAGGTTCAAGCAGCCCTTGATGAAGTGTACGAAGCAGAGAACGAATTGTCCACGTTGCGCCGGTTCATGAGACGAATCAAGGCAAGGAGGAAAAGCGCATGACGAACGAAGCGGCATTAGGATATATGCTGTTGGCTTCTAGGGAATTGTTAAATGAAGGAGTATTGACAGAATTCGAACTTCACGAATTGCAAAATGCGTTGAAGTACGTAATGGACATCTATACAGAAGAAGAAGCTGAAAAAGCATTGAAACGGGGCTGGTGACATGAAACTCAGCGAATGCACATTGGACAGGCGTTTATACATCGAACTGGCGAAACGAACGGAATCACGAAGAACACGCATTATCTACCTGAAAAACTTCGCTCGCCTCTTGAGGAAGGAGGTGGCGGAGAGTGGTGCAAACGGTAGTCATACGGTGGGCTAAACTCCGGGGAATCACAGAAAAAGAAGCAGCACTTGAGATTAAGTTCCTGATTGATCTCGGCACAGTAAAAAGAAGCCCCATTTACGAGGGGCACAAACAAAATGAACCTACGGCCATTATATCACAACACGGAGGAAAGGGGTATGGATGTAAAAATACGTCTTGTCTTGAAGCATGAAGACGGTCGGTACTTGTCCTGGAACCCGGACCGGTATCTCTTGTCACATAAACTCTCAGATGCGAGACGTTTTGTCTCCACGGAGGAAATATCAACCTTTCTCACCAGCAGCCCATACAGACCGGAAGAAGTTGGGCTGTCGGCAAGTGAAGCCCACGAACCCGCAGTAATCGGAAAATGCGCTTGTGGATGCGGGCAAGAGATCGTATCCGGTTACGAGTATATCGAAGCCGACGGCGAATGGTTTGCAGATACCTCCTGCTTTCTGAAATTTCATGACGCCAAATGGCGCTATGCGGAGGCGATGTGATCATGGCAATGGTCATAGCAGCCACGACGAGAGACATGTCCCGCGATCAGTGGCTGGAAGAGAGGCGGAAAGGTATCGGCGGCAGCGACGCATCTGCTGTCGCCGGCTTGTCCCGGTACCGAACGCCCATACAGGTGTACATGGAAAAACTCGGCTTGATCGATCCGCCTGAAGAAAACGAGGCCATGTACTGGGGGAAGAAGCTGGAGGATCTGGTCGCTGAGGAATTTTCACACCGGACTGGCCTGAAGGTCAGGAGACGAAATGCGATTCTTCAGCATCCGGAATATCCGTTCATGCTGGCAAACGTAGATCGTTTCATCGTCGGCAAGGACGAGGGGCTGGAATGCAAAACGACGAGCGCCTACAAAGCAGATGAATGGGCCGGTGATGGCATCCCATGGGAATATGCGATTCAATGCCATCATTACATGGCCGTGACGGGATTCGGCGCCTGGTGGATCGCGGTTTTAATCGGCGGGAACCGGTTTGTATGCAAACGGATCGAACGGGATGAGGAAATCATCGCCAATCTCATCAAGATCGAATCCGACTTCTGGAACAATCACGTACTGAAGCAAATCCCGCCGGAACCAGACGGCACTACAGCCTCTTCGGAACTCATGAAACGGATTTACCCGGATTCGAACGGACGCGAAGTGGACTTGCCGTCTGCGGTAGAACATTGGATTGAACAGTACGAGCAGGCGGCGGAAGAAGAGAAGGCTGCCGCCATGCGCAAGGAAGAGGCCGCGAACAACATCAAGATGTTGCTCGGGGAATATGAAGTAGGTCTGTACAGGGATTGGAGGATTACATGGCGGAAAGTGTCTTCGTCTCGCCTCGACACCAAACGGCTGAAGACTGAAATGCCGGATATCTACACGAAGTACGCGAACCAAACATCTGTCAGACGGTTTGAAATCAGACGAATGGAGGATTGATTCGATGGCTCATAAAGACTTAAACGCTGCCCTCAGTGCAAAGGCTCAGGGGCAACAGAACGGAAATGGCGGGCAATTGTCCCCAATTGCCGGAGTCAAATCGCTGCTGAACACTCCGGCGATCAAAAAGCGTTTTGAAGAAGTCATGGGGAATCGGGCACCCCAGTTCATGACCAGCATCGTGAACCTGGTCAATTCCGACGCTAATCTCCAGAAATGCGATCAGATGAGCGTGATCAGTTCCTGCATGGTGGCTGCCACTCTGGATTTGCCCGTGGACAAAAACCTCGGTTATGCCTGGGTTGTTCCATACGGAACCAGAGCAACCTTCCAGCTTGGGTACAAGGGATATATTCAATTGGCGCTTCGGACAGGCCTCTACAAGGCACTCAATGCACTGCCAGTCCACGAAGGCGAACTGGTGAAATGGAATCCGCTGACGGAAGAACTGGTGCTCGACTTCGAAAAGAAAAGGTCCGACGCCATCATCGGCTACGCCGGCTACTTCGAGTTGGTCAATGGATTCAGAAAGGCTGTCTACTGGACCAAAGAGCAAATCGAGGCTCATCGGAAGCGTTTCGCGAAGAGCGACTTCGGTTGGAAAAACGACTTTGACGCTATGGCTCTCAAGACGGTCATCCGCAACATGCTCTCGAAGTGGGGGATTCTCTCCATCGAAATGCGGATGGCGTACAGTAACGACGTCGATACAAAGCTGGAGTACGGCGAAGATCCGGCTGTGAATGATGCCAGCATCATCGACATTACACCCGAAGCAGAAGCGGAAGAAGAATACGTCGCTGCGAACGAGCCGTCTAATGTCAAGGCTGAACCCGGTCAGTCCAGCCTTGATTTTGGATGAATTTTCTCAAGGGTGATGTCGTTCGGTTGAAGTCCGGCGAAACGGGCGAGGTCATCGAGGTCTGGGGCCTCGCTCGGACGTTCGCCAGAGTCCGAACGAAAGATTGGATCTTGCTGGTGATGGAGGATGACATAGCAGAAGTTGTAAGGAGGAGAGCGGCTAAATGAAATGGTTCGGATTGTCGCGGGCTGTTCACGAGAGCTTCATACCAACCTACCACGAATTCGTGCGGGCGATTCTCTCGCGCCCGCGCCGGCGGAAAGCGAGGCGATGAACGTGATCAAGAGTTAAAGGCCCGCTCTCTCGGCATCTGTGAACTGTGCGAGAAAGCGCCGGCTACAGAGCGGGCGCACCTGATCGTCCGGCGAAGAATCAACCACAAAACATCGACGCTTGATCTAGTTCATGTGTGTACGCCTTGTCATAGGTGGTTGGACGGAACACCAGAGGGAATCAGGTGCAGGA